AAAATGGGTTATAAAAAATAAATATGTGGAAATTACTACTAGGTCTTCTTAAAGGAGGTGATGGTAGAAAATCTGTCGCTGGAGGTTTAGCTTGGGAAATAAGAGAAGCCATTAAAGGTAAAGAGCTTGATCCAGAAAAACTAATAGAATTACAAACAAAAATTAATATGGTTGAAGCCTCGCATAGAACTTTATTTGTTGCAGGGTGGCGACCTTTTGTAGGTTGGATATGTGGTTTTGCTTTAGCATATAATTTTGTTATTCGTGATTTATTTATATGGATTACAAAATCAACAGACGTACCACCACCACTACAAATGGAACATTTAATGACTGTACTATTAGGTATGTTAGGATTAGGTGGACTTAGAACTTATGAAAAAATAAAAGACAAAGTAAAATAAAAATGGGATATTATCAAAATAATTTAAGTGATTTCGCAACCGGTGGAATAGAGTTGCAAGAATCTAAAACACTCAAAGCAGCTATATTAAGTAATTTATCTACTAACACTATAGCTGGTTTACCAGCAAGTAGTACTGCTATTGTATATGCTACTGGAGGTACATATCCTGGGGCTGCTAGTATTGAAACAGTAACTACTCCAAGAGGTGTTACTTTAGGTGCTACTTTTTTAGTTACCACGGATGGAGCAGGAGCAGTAACTAGTGTTACTGTTGTAAATCAAGGACCAAATGTTGGTGTTGCTGCACAAACAATAGAATTTAGTTTAGCTTCATTAAATTTAGCTTTTGGTTCAACAGGAATAACAGGAGCACTTACAGCTACTATTGCTGGTGGTGATTTAGATAGACCAAGCGGTATATTTAATGAGAAAAAACCTGCTTTATATGTAGGTGGTACAGGTGATATAAAACTAACGTTAGCATCTGACTCACAACCTATAGTAGTAAAAAGTATAGCAGCAAGTACAATTTTACCTTTTGCTGTATCAAGGGTATATAACTTAACAAGCGATACAGAAACAACAGCAACAGAAATTATAGCGCTGTTATAAAATAATTATTAATTTAAATTTAATCAAATGACAAAAAAAATAAAAGAAGCTAATAAGCTTACAGATGACCAGCTAGCTACTATTAGAAAACAACAAGAAGAAATAGCTCAAATATTAAAAGATGTGGGTTTTTTAGAAACACAAAAACATGGTTTACTTCACAAATATGCCGGTATTGTGGAAAAAGTAGAAGAGTTTAAAGTAGAATTAGAAAAAGAATATGGTGCTGTAAATATTAGTTTAGAAGATGGTACATGCACACCTATAGAAGAAAAAACAGAAAAAAGTGAGTAATGTTATAAGAAAAATCAGTATTGGATCTGATTATAAAAATGACGCTATGCACTATGCTGTAGGTCAACAAGTGTATGGCGGTCATACTATTTCACATATATTATGCGACGAAGAAAGTCAATCGTATAATATTTTTATAAAAAAAGATGATGAAGTATTGCCTTGGAAAAAATTTAATTCTCAAATGGCAGTATCGGTTGAATATGATTTAGAATATTAATGAATAGTATATATCAATTTATTATAAAACCTATAGGTGAAAGATATAATAATAAATTAAAAATCAACAACACAGAACTTATACTTAACTCAAGTATATCAAATCATAAATTTATAAATAGACATGCTGAAATAGTTGCTGCACCTCTTGCTTATAAAACAAATATAAAAAAAGGTGACAAAGTTATAGTACATCATAATTTATTTAGAAGGTATTATAATTTAAAAGGCAAATCAGTAAATAGTACTAAGTTTTTTAAAGACAATTTATATTTTGCACATCCATCTCAAATTTATATGTATTATAAAAAAGGGTGGAAAACAAACGCAGATTATTGTTTTGTAAAACCAGTATTAGAAAAAGATGTATATAAAGATACCAAATTAATAAAAAATACTGGAGTATTAAAATATACAAACAGCACGTTAGAAGCCCTTAAAATTAACACAGGAGATCTAGTTGGGTTTAAAAGTAATAGAGAATTTGAGTTTGTTATTGATAATGAACTTTTATACTGTATGGAATCAAATGATATTTTATTTAAATATGGAAATAAACAAAACCAAAAAACGTATAATCCAAGCTGGGCAAAAAGCAGTTGAAGAATTAATAAAAGTAGCTAAAGAAAAAATTGTAGATTCAGAAGATGATGTATCAGCTGACAGATTAAAAAACGCTGCTGCTACAAAAAAATTAGCTATATTTGATGCTTTTGAAATACTATCAAGAATTGAAGAAGAAGAAAATATAATTAATTCTATTAATAAAAATACTAAAGCTTCTAATTTTGGAGGTTTTGCTGAAGGAAGATCTAGATAATGTATACAAACACTTTATATAAAATTTTACCTAATCATATAAAACCTAAAATTATAAAAAATAATAATAGGTATAAAAAATGGGAACCAGGTTATAACAAAGAACACGATGTAGTTGTTATAAGTAAAACAGGTAAAATAGGTGAAATATATGAAATACAGGGTTTAAAAATAGCTTTACCTTTAAGTGAAAATGTATATAAAAGATCTGTAAATAAAACAGATCAATATTGGGAAATATTTGAGTACCCAAAACAATTATCAAAACTTAAAACAGTTTTTGATTGGAACCAAACATCATTAGATTTTAAAAATACTTGGTATGATTATATTGACGAAGAGTTTAAAAGACGTGAAGAAGGCTTTTGTTTCTATAACAAAGGTATTCCTAGCTATATTACTGGGTCTCATTATATGTACTTGCAGTGGACAAAAATTGATGTTGGCAACGCGGAATTCAGAGAAGCCAATAGAATCTTTTTCATATTTTGGGAAGCCTGTAAACTTGATACCAGATCCTATGGAATGTGCTATCTCAAGAATAGAAGATCGGGATTTTCTTTTATGGCCTCATCAGAACTCGTACACCAGGCAACAATATCTAGTGATTCACGGTACGGGATATTATCAAAGACTGGAGCAGATGCGAAGAAAATGTTTACAGACAAAGTGGTACCAATATCCGTTAATTACCCATTCTTTTTTAAACCGATACAGGACGGTATGGATCGTCCCAAAACGGAACTTGCATATCGTGTACCCGCGTCGAAGTTCACAAGGCGTAAGATCGATCAGAATGAACGTCCCGAGGAACTCGTTGGGCTCGATACCACGATCGACTGGAAGAATACCGGTGACAACTCATACGACGGGGAGAAACTCAAACTCCTCGCACACGATGAATCGGGCAAGTGGGAGAGGCCAGATAACATCCTCAACAACTGGAGGGTCACGAAGACAACGCTAAGATTAGGTAGTAGAATTATAGGTAGGTGTATGATGGGATCTACATCTAATGCTTTAGATAAAGGAGGTAATAATTTTAAAAAATTATATGATGCGTCAGATGTTACAAAAAGAAACCGCAACGGACAGACTAATTCAGGATTATATAGTTTGTTCATACCTATGGAATGGAACTACGAAGGATACCTTAATACTTATGGGTTTCCTGTATTCGAAACTCCAAAAAAACCGGTCAAAAGTATTGACGGATCCAACATTGAAATTGGCGTTATCTCACACTGGGAAAACGAAGTTGAAGGTTTAAAAAATGATCAAGACGGTTTAAATGAATTTTATAGACAATTTCCTAGAACAGAAAAACACGCTTTTAGAGATGAAGCAAAACAATCTTTATTTAATCTAACTAAAATTTATGAACAAATTGATTATAATGAAGATTTAAGAAATACAAATGTAATTACAAAAGGTAATTTTCAATGGGAAAATGGGATTAAAGATAGTAGAGTTATATTTATTCCTAATAATAATGGTAGATTTTTAGTTTCTTGGGTACCTAATGATAATTTACAAAACAAGTATATTATAAAAAATGGTGTTAAATATCCAGGTAACGATCATACTGGTGCTTTTGGTTGTGATCCATATGATATTTCAGGAACAGTTGATGGTAGAGGTTCAAAAGCTTCTTTACATGGTTTAACTAAGTTTTCAATGGAAGATGTACCACCTAATTTATTTTTTTTAGAATATATTGCAAGACCTCAAACAGCAGAAATATTTTTTGAAGATGTTTTAATGGCTTTAGTTTTTTATGGTATGCCATTACTTGCAGAAAATAATAAACCTAGATTATTATATTATTTAAAAAGAAGAGGTTATAGAGGTTATTCTATGAATCGTCCTGATAAAGTATATAATAAATTATCTGTTACAGAAAGAGAAATAGGTGGTATACCTAATTCAAGTGAAGATATAAAACAAGCACATGCAGCTGCGATAGAAGATTATATTGAAAATTTTATTGGATTTAATAATGAAAGATATGGTGATATGTATTTTCAAAGAACACTAGAAGACTGGGCTAAGTTTAATATAAATAATAGAACTAAACACGATGCTTCCATAAGTTCTGGCTTAGCTATTATGGCTTGTAATAAAAACAGATATACACCAACAGTAAAAAGAACTATAAATAATTTACCTTTAGACTTTAAAAAGTATAATAATAAAGGAGTAACTTCAAAAATACTAAATTAATGGTTAATATTAACTATAACAGTGCTTTTCCAGATCAGGTGGTACCTGAAGAAGAGAAAAAGTCAAAAGAGTATGGTTTACAAGTAGCCCAAGCAATTGAATATGAGTGGTTTAAAAACTCTAGTGGTCAAAATAGATATATTAATAATTTTCAAAATTTTAATAGACTAAGACTTTACGCTAGAGGAGAACAACCAGTACAAAAATATAAAGATGAATTAGCTATAAATGGTGATTTATCTTATTTAAATTTAGATTGGAAGCCTGTACCAATATTATCTAAGTTTGTAGATATAGTAGTAAATGGTATGACACAAAAAGGTTATGAAATAAAATCTTTTGCTCAAGATCCATTTGCTATAAAAAATAAAACTACATTTGCTCAAAATGCTATAAGAGATATTGAAAATAAAGAAATGATTGAAGCATTACAAGCTCAATTAGGCCCTAATGCTAATTTATTTGCTTCAGCATCACCAGATGATTTACCAGGAACTACAGAAGAATTAGATCTTTATTTACAATTAAACTTTAAACAAAGTGTTGAAATAGCAGAAGAAGAAGTTATAAATAATATTTTAGACTATAATAAATATGATCAAGTAAAAAAACAATTAGCATACGATCTAACTGTTTTAGGTATAGGTTGTGTTAAAACTGATTTTAATTTATCTGAAGGAATAACTATAGATTATGTAAATCCAGCTAATTTAGTATATTCATATACTGATGATCCAAATTTTGAAGATATATATTATGTAGGTGAGGTTAAAAGTATGTCATTATCAGAAGTTAAAAGACAATTTCCTTATTTAACAGATTCAGAATTAGAAGAAATACAAAAATACCCTGGTAGAAATACATATCTAGAAAACACTTGGTGGGGCCAAGACACTAAAGATCAAGTACAAATATTATATTTTGAATATAAAACTTATCAAGATCAAGTTTTTAAAATAAAACAAACAGAACAAGGTTTAGAAAAAACATTAGAAAAACCAGATACATTTAATCCACCACCTAGTGATAACTTTAATAGAATATCAAGATCAATAGAAGTATTATATACTGGAGCTAAAGTTTTAGGTCTTGGTAATAATCTTTTAAAATGGGAATTAAGTGAAAACATGACAAGGCCTTTTGGTGATACGACTAAAGTTAATATGAATTACGTTATTAGTTCACCTAGAATGTATCAAGGCCGTATAGAATCTATTGTAAGTAAAACAGTTGGATTTGCAGATATGATTCAATTAACTCATTTAAAACTACAACAAGTAATATCAAGGTTAGTACCTGATGGTGTTTATTTAGATGTTGATGGGTTAGCCGAAGTTGATTTAGGTAATGGTACAAATTATAATCCTGCTGAAGCGTTAAATATGTATTTTCAAACAGGTAGTGTAGTAGGAAGATCTTTAACTCAAGATGGTGATTTAAATAGAGGTAAAGTACCGGTGCAAGAATTACAGACGTCTTCAGGCATGTCTAAAATACAGTCAATGATACAAACTTATCAATATTATTTACAAATGATAAGAGATGTAACCGGGCTTAATGAAGCAAGAGATGGTAGCACGCCTGATAAAAATGCTTTAGTTGGTTTACAAAAGCTTGCAGCTGCTAATTCTAATACAGCTACAAGACATGTGTTACAAGCATTAATGTATTTAACTGTAAGAGTTTGTGAAAATATTAGTTTAAGAGTATCAGATATGTTGCAGTTTCCAACAACTAAACAGTCTTTAATAAACAGTATAAATGGTTTTAATACAGCAACATTAGAAGAAGTTGAAAAATTATCTTTACATGATTTTGGTATATTTTTAGAACTTGAACCTGATGAAGAAGAAAAAGCTCAACTAGAACAAAGTATACAAATTGCATTACAAGCTAAAAATATAGGTTTAGAAGATGCAATAGATTTAAGAGAAATAAAAAATATTAAACTTGCTAATCAAATGCTTAAGTTAAGGCAAAAACAAAAGCAAGAAAAAGACAGAGCACAACAATTAGAAAATATACAAGCTCAAGCAGCTGCCAATGCACAGTCAGCTGAAAAAGCTGCAATGGCAGAAGTACAAAAAAACCAAGCATTAGCTGATACCGAAGTTCAAATAGAACAAGCAAAATCTCAATTTGAGATACAACGTATGGAACAAGAAGCATTAATTAAAAAACAATTAATGGCTGAAGAATTTAGATATAACATACAGCTTGAAGAAATGAGATCTCAAACAAAACGTCAAAAAGAAACAGAAATAGAAGATAGAAAAGACAAACGCGTACAAATGCAAGGAACTCAAGAGAGTGAATTAATAAATCAAAGACAAAATGATACATTACCTGTAAATTTTGAAAGTGCTGGTAATGATAATTTAGATGGATTTGGTTTAGAGCAGTTTGCTCCACAATAGATTATTAATTTTATATTATTATATTATGTCACAAAAAGAAGAAGTAATGGTTGAAGAACCTGTAAAAGAAACTAAACAAGAACAAGCTACAAATACAACACCTCCAAAAGAAGAAGGTAGTTTTAAAATAAAAAAAGTAACTAAGCCAAAACAATTAGGTGAAGAAAAAATAATACCTGATTTAGTAAAAGTAGATTTAACTAAAAAACCAAAAGAAGATGCCATTCCAGTCGGAGAAACAAAGAAGGTGGATGTGGGCGAACAAGCCGGAGATAGCGCTAAGGTGGACGAACAAGTACAAGACACCATTCAAGATGTTACAGATAAAAAAGAATCTGAAGAAATAAAAGAAGAATCTGATTCACCTTTACAATTAATAACAGATGAAGAAGATAATACTGACAAGACAAGAGTGGCAGGAAGCGATGAAACTACCGCTACCACATCGAAACAAGAAAAAATATCACAGGAAACTGAAACACAAAAGTTACCTGAAAACATAGAAAAATTAATAAAATTCATGGAAGAAACGGGTGGTGACGTACAAGATTATGCCCGTTTAAATGCTGATTATACAAACGTAAATAATGATGTATTACTTCATGAATATTATAAACAAGCTAAACCTCATTTAGACGCTGAAGAAAGAAACTTTATAATTGAAGATTCTTTTAGATTTGATACTGAGGTGGATGATGAGCGAGATATAAAAAAGAAAAAACTTGCTTATAAAGAAGAGATAGCAAAAGCCAAAAACTATTTAGAGGACCTAAAAACAAAGTATTATGACGAAATCAAGTTGAGACCCGGCATAACACAGGACCAACAAAAAGCTAATGACTTTTTTAATCGCTATAATGAAGAACAAAAAGCACGTGAAGCTAGTCATGAAAGGTTTGTATCTGAAACAAAAAACCTTCTCAACGAAGAATTCAAAGGTTTTGATTTTAAATTAGGAGAAAAAAAATTCAGATATGGTATTAAAGACCCTTCATCAGTGGCCCAAAGTCAAAGTAATATATCAAACTTTATTAAGACGTTCTTAAATGAAAAAGGAGATGTAACTGACGCTAAAGGATACCACAAAGCTTTATTTGCTGCACGAAATGCTGATACTATTGCTAATCACTTTTATGAACAAGGTAAAACTGATGCATTAAAAGAACAGATGGCTAAATCTAAAAATATAACAACTGAACCTCGTAAAACAGCTTCAGGTGAATTATTTGTAAATGGTTTAAAAGTAAAAGCAATTAGTGGTGTTGATTCTTCAAAGTTAAAAATAAAAAGAAAAACGTTTAATTAAAAATAAATAAATAAATTATGGGAATTTTAACTCCACAATTTGGCTCAATAGTTCCTGCTCCTAATCAGCAGCTATTAGCCAGTAATTACCTATCTTTTACAGATGGTAATAATGATTTTGCTCAGCAATATCTACCTGAAATATACGAACAAGAAGTAGAAAGATATGGAAACAGAACTCTTTCTGGTTTTTTACGTATGGTAGGTGCTGAAATGCCTATGACTTCAGATCAAGTTGTTTGGTCAGAACAAAACAGATTACATATTGCATATGATAACTGTACTCACAACGGAACAAGAAGAGTAACTGTTCCACTTCCTACTTCTCCAGGTGTAACAAGAAATGTTATTTCACCCGGTTCAACAGTAGTTTTATTAGATGATCAAGGTGCAGAGCTTAAAGGTGTTGTAACTGAGTCAGATACTGCAAACGGTCACGTTCACGTATCTCCTTATACTGCTACAACTTTAGCTAGCATTAATGCAGCTAAATTTAAAATATTTGTATATGGTTCAGAATTTGTTAAAGGCGCTGCTACATCTAACGCTGCTGCAGGTAACATAACTGGAAATACAGCTGTTCAACCACAGATAACTGTAACTCCTGCTTTTCAACAATATAACAATTCACCTATCATAATTAGAAATGTTTACACAATAAACGGATCTGATATGGCTCAAATAGGTTGGGTTGAAGTTGCTACAGAAGATGGAACTACAGGTTATTTATGGTATTTAAAAGCTGAGTCTGAAACAAGACTTAGATTTGAAGATTATTTAGAAATGGTATGTGTTGAAGGTGAAAAAGCTGTTAACGTTGGAGCTGGTGATGCATTTGCTGCTGGTTTCAAAGGTACTGAAGGTCTTTTCGCTGCTATCTCTACAAGAGGTAACGTAGAAGTAGGATTTTCTGCGGCTTCTGGTTTAGATGACTTTGATGCAATACTTAAAAACCTAGATACTCAAGGTGCTATTGAAGAAAATATGTTATTCTTACAAAGATCTACAGCTTTAGACTTTGATAACATGTTATCTAATGTATCTTACGGTAGCAATGGTGGTACTGCTTATGGATTATTTGAAAACTCAGAAGAAATGGCTTTAAATCTTGGATTTAGTGGTTTCAGAAGAGGTTCATATGACTTCTACAAAACTGATTGGAAATACTTAAATGACGCTTCTACAAGAGGTGCTATTGATGGTACTCAATCAATTGAAGGAGTATTAATCCCTGCTGGTACTTCAACTGTTTATGACCAAATTTTAGGTACAAACATTAGAAGACCATTCTTACACGTTAGATATAGAGCTTCTCAAACAGAAGACAGACGTATGAAGTCTTGGTTAACTGGATCAGCTGGAGGTGCTTACACTTCTAATCTTGATGCTATGGAAGTAAACTTCCTATCAGAAAGATGTTTAGTAACTCAAGCTGCAAATAACTTTGTATTATTCAAAGGTATTTAATTTTTTAGTAAAGAAAGGAGCATCTTAATGGTGCTCCTGCCTTTACATTAACTATTTAATTATATTATATCATGAAAACAAAAACTGAAAAATCAGCTGTTAAAAATAGCTGGGAAGTAAAAGATAGGACATATGTCTTAACAGGACCTTATAGTCCATTAACATACAAAATACCATCACGTCATACAACTAGACATTCATTATTATGGTATGACACTGTAAATAAAGAACAGAGAGAAATTAGATATGCCACTAATCAAAATTCACCTTTTAAAGATGAACAAAAAGGAGAAGCAACATTAGGCCATATAATATTTAGAGATGGTTCTTTATATGTAAATAAAAAAGAACAAGCACTTCAAAAAATATTATCTTTATATCATCCTTTAAAAAACAAAAGATATAAAGAAGTTGATGAAGTAATAGAAGCTGAAGATGATTTAATAGATCTTGAAATGGAAATAGATGCTTTAAATATGGCAAGAACAATTGATATTGATCAAGCAGAAGCTATATTAAGAGTAGAGGTTGGATCTAAGGTATCTGAGATGAGCTCTAAAGAAATTAAAAGAGATTTGTTAGTGTTTGCTAAAAAGAATGCAAAATTGTTCTTAGATTTAGCTAATGATGAAAATGTGCAACTAAGAAACTTTGCAATAAAAGCAACTGAAGCAGGTATAATAACTTTAAGTTCAGATCAAAAAACTTTTCATTGGGCATCTAACAATAAAAAACTAATGACTGTACCATTTGATGAACATCCATATTCTGCAATGGCACAATTTTTTAAGACAGATGAAGGACTTGATATATACAAGTCTATAGAGAAAAAACTTTCTTAATATGTAATACTAATAAGGGAGGTGTAATGCCTCCTTTATTATAATAAAAAATACACATGGCTATAAATGTAAATACGGTATACCAAACTGTTTTACTTATATTAAATAAAGAACAAAGAGGTTATATAACACCTACTGAATTTAATAGTATAGGAACACAAGTACAACTAGAAATATTTGAAAAATATTTTGAAGATATGAATCAGCAAATACGTGTTCCACAAACAGATACAGATTATGCTGATAGAGTGAAAAATTTAGATGAAAAAATAGCTATATTTAAAACTTTCGGTGATGCTTCTTATGTCACCTCAGGTAACCTTTCTTATTGGGTACCACCAACTTCAGATTCATATGGTAATACTGTAGAGCTTTATAGGCTTGGTACAGTTTTATATAATAATGAAACAGAAGTACAAAGATTAGATAGACAAGAGTTTTATCAAGTAGACAAATCTTTGTTAACAAAACCTTCAACAACTTTTCCTATATATTTATATGAGGATAATAAACTATATGTTAAACCAACAACTATAGTTACTAATGGTGATATACAGTTAGATTATATTAAAAAACCTAATGATCCAATATGGGGTTTTGATGTAGGTACTTTAGGTCAGTATATATATAACAATGCTGATTATAATCCAACTAATGCACCAACAGGTTCACGTAATTTTGAATTACATGAGTCAGAACAAACAAATACTATACTTCAAATTTTAAAATATGCTGGAGTTATAATAAGAGATCCACAAATAGTACAAGATGCTTCACAGCAAGTTGCTATTAATGAACAGAACGAAAAAATATAATAAACTATGTCACAACCAAATGGAGGTTTAATTACTGAGACAAACGCACAATATTATGCAGGAAGTCAAATCTTTATTGCTACTACAAATCAAACTGTTTTTAAAGCTACTTTTGATACAGATATAAAATTTGGAAGTTCTGATCCTACAAAAGAAGCATATAATGATAACAATTTTAGATTATATACAAGTGCAAGTGGAGCTACAGGTACTTTTACAGAATACACAACAACTTACACTGTAGTAAATAATACTTTTACATTACCATCACAAGCAGCTGGTACTTATGTAGTTATTCAGCTTTTAACTCAAGGAGGTGGTAACTATGGTAATAAAGATGCGTTAGGTAAAGTTGTACAAGAAAATTATAATAGTTATTCATATATAAGAGTTGCAGAGCTTGTAACAAACTTTTTAGTAGCTTATGTAGGGGCTGGAAAATTAATACCTAGTGTTAAAAGAACAGATGTTATTTTTCATACTAAAAGAGCTTTACAAGAATTTAGTTATGATACATTAAAAAGTATTAAATCTCAAGAGTTAACTATACCACCTAGTTTAAGTGTGCCAATACCTCAAGACTATGTTAATTATGTTAATGTTTCTTGGATAGATCAAAATGGTATAAAACACATTATATACCCTAACTCATTGACTACTAATCCATATAGTAAACCTATTCAAGATACTAGTGGTATTGCTACACAAGATAATTCCGGTAGTAATTTAACTGGCACATCGCTAACAGAAGAAAGATATAGAGATCAAAACACAGAGATATTAAAAGAAGTAAGAGATGATATAGCAGGTAGACTTATATCTGATGGTTTATATGGTTATTTTGGTTATGGTTTATATGGTTATGGCCAAATGTATGGTTTACAGCCTGAAAGAGCACAAATGAATGGTTGGTTTACTATTAATGATAGAGATGGTAAGTTTTCTTTTTCTAGTGATCTAAAAGAAAAATTAATTGTTTTAGAATATATTTCAGATGGTCTTGCATATGATCAAGATATGCGTGTACCAAAATTAGCTGAAGAAGCAGTATATGCTTATTTAAGTCACGCTATACTAGCTAGTAGAATAAATCAACCTGAATATATAATAAGAAGACTTAAACAAGAAAAAAGTGCAAAATTAAGAAACGCAAAAATAAGATTATCTAATATAAAATCTAACGAGTTTATTCAGATTATGAGAGGTAAATCTAAATGGCTTAAAAACTAAATTAAATGGCAGAAGTTAAAAATGCTTTTATTAAGTCCAAAATGAATAAAGACCTGGATGCCAGGCTATTACCAAATGGTGAGTATCGTGAAGGAATTAATATACAAGTAAGTAAATCAGAAGGTGCCGACGTTGGAGCGTTAGAAAATGTATTAGGTAATATAGAAATACAAGACTATAAAAGTATAAGTGGTTGTAATTGTGACTTAGAAACTATTGGTTTTTACACAGACGAAGTAAGTACGAACATATATATATTTCTAACTGACTATGACGAAACATTAAACACAGCTAGTTATACTTATACACCTCAATCACTTAATTATTCTTCTACAGCTAACAACTATGTGTATGTTTATAATGTAGCTACAGGTGTTTCTATTCAATTACTAAGTGGAGCCTTTTTAAATTTTTCTAAAAACAAACCTATTATTGGTGTTAATTTATTAGAAAACATATTATTTTGGACAGACAATAGAAACCAACCAAGAAGAATAGATATAACAAAAGAAGCAGGTTATTATACAACTGAAGACCAAATATCGGTTGCAACATATGCTCCTTTTCAACCTATAAATTTATATTACAAAAGAGAGTCAACATTTTTACCTAATGGAGGTTCAGCTGTTACAGATGGCATAACATCTACAGGAAGCAGTACTATATTAATAACATCTAATAATCGTTTAGGTATTGCTGCAACATTAGGAACAGATCCTAAAACTTTAGTAGGATCTACTATTACAGCTGTAGATGCAAATGGTGCAACTGTACCTGGTATACCAGCTAATTCAGTATTACAAAGCTTTGCTAATGGTAATCAAATGACTATAATTGATGTTGCTAATATAGCAGCTGGTACACCTTTAGCTACTGTAACTCAAGATATACCTTCTGGTACTATTATATATTTTAATCAGAATACTCTTACCAATATATCTACACCTAACTACTATGTAACCAGTATGTTAGATGCTAGTAGTAAAATGAATCCAGGCGGAACATATAACTCTGATTATCCTGGTTTAACAACAAATCCTAATTACAACCCTAAGTTTAATGGAGATCCTGATTTTTTAGAAGATAAGTTTGTAAAATTTAGTTATAGATTTAAATACGATACAGGTGAATATTCTATTATGGCACCTTTTACGCAGGCTGCTTTTATACCTAAACAAGATGGTTATTTTTTAAATAACACAACTCCTACAGGTATGACTACTGATGAACAATCTACATTCAGAAGTACAGTTGTTGATTTTATGGAAAATAAAGTTAATAATATTATATTACAAATACCTACACCATTAGATGAAAACAACAACCATGTACCAGCTAATGAATTATTTACTAAATTAAAAATTGAAGAAATAGAAATACTTTATAAAGAGTCTGATGCATTAGCTGTTCAAGTAGTAGATGCTATTTCTTGGGAGGGTACTGGTGGTTATGCAGAGCTAGGTGGTGCAGGTAATGTTATACCTTATAACTATCAAAGTACTAAACCTTATAAAACTTTACCTGAAAGTGAACTAATAAGAGTATATGATAAATCACCGGTAAGAGCTTTAGGTCAAGAAATAATAAGTAATAGGGTAGTATATAGTAACTTTCAAAATAAACATACACCACCAGAAACTTTAAATTATAATGTTGCTGTATCAGAAAAATACACAAATTTTGTAACAGATGATCCTACGGTGCCTGCTCCACTATATAAAACATCATCTAGGGAGTATCCAATGCACACTATTAAACAAAATAGAAACTATCAAGTAGGGGTTGTATTATCTGATAAATATGGTAGATCATCTACTACAATATTATCATCAGCAACAAGCCAAGGAACAGATGAAGATAATTTAACTTTATTAGGTGATACAATATATTTTCCTTATAATACTGTATCTAGTACTAATAATGCAGATAACAATATAAATACATGGCCAGGTGATTCTATTAAAGTATTATTTAATGCTATTGTTCCTGAGTTTCAAGCTAATACACAAAATGGTTGGCCAGGTTTATATAATGGTGATCCAACAAGTGCAAGCTATAATCCGTTAGGTTGGTACAGTTATAAAATAGTAGTTAAACAAACAGAACAAGATTATTATAATGTGTATTTACCTGGTTTAATGAATTTTTATCCTCCTGTTACAGCTGATCCAGATGTAGCTGGATCCGTATCTTATATAACTTTATTAAACGATAATATAAATAAAGTACCAAGAGATCTTACAGAAGTAGGTCCAGAACAAAAACAATTTAGAAGTTCTGTTCGTTTATTTGGTAGAGTAGCACCCTCTTCAATAGCTCAACCTTTAGATAACTATCAGTTTAACCCTATAAATACAGCTACAAATATTGCTTTACCTGATACAGTTGCTACAATTAGTGATCAAAATGATTTATTTGATAACACTACGAATATAAAGTTTGGATCTATATATCAAACAGCTTCTAATCCATCAATGGCTAGAGTATCTATAACTCAACCTGTTGGTTCTACAGTTCCTGCATCAGGTACAACAGCTGTTAATACTTGGTTAAGTATATATGAAACAATACCTACTGAATCTAGACTAGATATATATTGGGAAACTTCTACAACAGGTACAATAGCTGAGTTAAATGAAGCAATACAAACAACAGCAGGTATAAAAGGATTTACTACAGATACAAGTAGTAATCCACCATCAAGTTGGACATTTAATTTATTTGAAGATATAGCACCTGGACAATCTCCTAATGTAAGTTATTCAGGAAGTTATGCTACAGCTGTAGCTAAACCATTTTTTCCTTATACAGAAGATGCAGCAGGTTTAAAAACAGTAGTACAAAACAGTAACATATCAGGAGCAGTTGCTACATCAGGCACTACAATGCCCACAACACAACAACCTGGTTTTCAAGTTGTTAACAACAATGGTGAAGATGTTTCTAATAAATTTAAATTAGTAAGAAATGCAAATGCTTCACCTGTTAGTTACCAAATATTTATAAATAACTCTTATTTTTATTTTGGTGAACAATCTATAGATAATGATAGCTTTACTTTTACATTTGAAGTAGAAAATTTAGATGGTAATGCATCAACAAATCCTAATTTTGGAACTAAAACAATATTAACTTTTGATCAAAGACTGTTAAATAAGTCACCTATAATACAAAACTGTCCAGCAACAGGTGTTGTAGGAACAGACGCAGGTATTACTGATTTATTTACATTAAATGCTGTAAATGGTACAGCGGACACATCTAAACAATATGATGATCTTACATGGGGTATAGCATATGGTTTAAATCAAACAAGTGGTTTTGCACCTACAATACCTGCTTCTCCAACTGATGGTTTACCAGAAATAAAAATTGTAACAGGTAGTAATGGTTCTGCAACAATAAAAGATGAATCTGGCTTGTTAAATATAAGTTACCCTATAACAGTAGCTGTAACAGACGCGGGTGCTGTAGATACAACATACCCTTTACCTAATGGTAACCCTACTACAACGTGTTCATTTACAATAAATGGTAGTAATGGTTATGAATCTGATGTTTTAAACACTGACTTTTTTGCTGCTAAAAATGTAGCTATTAATTTAGGTTCTGAATCATCTATTTTTGGTTGGGGTCAATCTACTAGTCCTGGTTTTTATGATCCAGACACTATTGGTTGGCAACAAAATGTAGGAAGTTTAACACCTAAATTTGAAGGTTTTGCGGCTAATCCTACTACAGGAGGTTCTGTATTTGATCTTACTACAAGTGTTAGTGATTGCCCTGTTTCAGCAATGTTAGACTCTTGGAATTTTTATAACACAAATAGAAATGCTAATATAAGACCTGGTTCAGGTATTAGAAATGGTTTAGCTGGATCTGCGGCAGGAGAAAGAAATGATCAAACCTCAAGCGCTCAAGGTGGAACACCTGCTGTTGGATTAAAATCTGGAACAGCATATATAGTTATAGATTATGAATTAACTAATTACTTAGATATACCAACAGGTGGTTCTGGAAGGTATCAGCCATCAGTTATATGGCCAACTAAACTTCAGTATAGAGAAAATGGTAATGATCCTTGGTCTGATGCGTATGATGTTGAAGGTAAACTAATTAAATTTGGTGGTACACAAATAAACAATGAAAATATAACAACGTCTTTAGGTTCATTGTTTAGAAACACAGGTATTATAGACAAAGCAGATGCAGCAAGAGATTCAGATAATTTTTTCAATGTTAATGACGCTTTTCAGTGTACATATACAGGCCAGCAAGACAGTGGTAATATTGCTGTTAATACAACAGGTAGAAAAATATTTGCTATAGGTAGAAATTCAGCTTACAGAGAAAGTAACGGTCAAGCACCATCAAGCGCTCCAGATAGATATGGAGAATATAGATTAGTTGTAAGATACCCTTATGGAGATAATATAAAATCAGATTTAGCATCAGCTCCACCTTTTAATACGCCTGGTTTTAATGCAGGTAATAAGATTATACCTACTTTTTCTCAATTTAATACATGTCCAGGTGTATTTAGTGGTAATGTAGAAGTTACACAGTATATGTCTTATAATCAAGCAACTAAAAATCAACAAGTTTATTTAAGTTATGGAGATTTTTATAATCCTGAACAACTATTAAATACATATGTAAACCAGTTAGGAGTAGCTACAAAAACAACAAGTGTTAGTAATCCTGTATCGTATGAATATAGAATAAGTGAAGCATATGACACAAGAGAAATGGCAGCTTGTCAAACACCTAGTATATTAGTATATGCAAGAGAGTGGGCTTTTAGATATATATCACAATTATTTACTGATCCTGCTTTAACTTCTGCTTATGTACCTGGTACTACAGGTGATAAATATTTTTCATACAGCGGCGTTAATAATGATGATTTAAATGTTGTATGGGGTAATGAAAATGCAAATTCAGAAAATGGTGGTGCACCAAACCCTACTAGCTCATCATCATCAACATCAACATACAGTAGAACAGGTCAACCATTTGTTAGAAAATGGACTGCTCAATTTAGCAATACGGGTAAAAAATTAATGCAAACAGCTCAACCTTGTATTGGTAATAGTTCCCTTAATACAGCAACTAATTTTAGATCACTAAGTGATGCGCAAAGGTTACCGTGTAGTACGCCGGCAGGTGGTGTTCAGTATGGTAAAATGAACATATATAACATGAGTAACCTAGGTAACAATGAATTTGTTGTTAATTTTTCTGAAACCACATCTAGTGGGCAAACTTTAATTAATTTTTTAACAGGTGTATCAGCAGTACAAAACGTATCTTATTCAGTTACAAGCTCTACAGATTCATTAGTAGTTTTTGATGGTGATAGTCCTTATGCTCAATTGTTAGATATTACCTTAAATACAAGTACAACTACAGTGTTGTGGCAAAGTTTTAATGGTTATGATAGAATAACTTTTAATAACACAACAACAGATCTTTCAGGAATTGGTTTTCCTCAGAATCCATCTAACTTTTATTGGGTAATAACCTAAGTAATAAGATAAATAAATAAGTAATAATAAGTTATGGCAGCAACTATAGAGGTAAAATATTTTAATAGTTTTATACTTCGTAAAACCGCAACAGATGGCACACAGCCTTCTGCTGTAGGATGGAATGGCTCTAGAGGTGATGCTACTTTAGGTACTTTACCTGCTAACATGAATAACTGGGCTGTTGAAGAAGCAAGAATTAGAGGTGGATATAACAATACTTATGTTGGCCAAGGAGTTAAAGCATTTTTAGTAGAAGATAGTCCTAATGCTTCATTTAGAATTAACTCGCTTATTTACTCAGGTATATTTAATTCAAGAACAGGTATAAATGACACCAATGTATTTTCTGTAGGTGAAGATATAATTAAAAGTGTAGACCCTGCAAATGGTAGTATACAAAAAATTTATGCAGAAGACACTAACTTAATTATATTCCAAGAAAAGAAAATAAGTAGAGCGTTAATAGATAAAGATGCTATTTATTCTGCAGAAGGTAATGCAACTATAACATCTGGGCCTAATGTAATAGGCCAAATACAAGCTTATGTAGGTAACTTTGGTATAAGTAAAAATCCTGAAAGCTTTGCTGTATATGGTAGAAGAAAATATTTTACTGATAAAGATAGAAATGCTGTAATGAGACTATCACAAGATGGTTTAACAGAAATATCTAACTATGGTATGATTGATTTCTTTAGAGATCAATTTGGTACATTAGGTACAGGTAAACTACAAGGTGGTTGGGATATATATAATAAACAATATGTTTTATCTATACAACCTTCTAACACTGGAATAGAATATAAAACACTATCTTTTGATGAAACAGTACAAGGTTGGACTAGTTTATATAGTTATAAACCTGGTATGATGTTAAGTTTAAGAAATAAGTTTTATACAACAGGACCATCTGTTGTTGGTAGTACAGATACAGCTGGTTTATATCAACATTATATAGATACACAACCTCGATGTAATTTTTATGGTACACAGAGTAAAGCTTCAATAGAATTTATTTTTAATCCTAATGTAAGTGTATCTAAAGTATTTAAAACAATAAATTACGAAGGTAGTAATGGTTGGCAGGTAGATAGTTTTATATCAGATTCTACAGGTATAGGATATACTAATATTGATTTTGACAATTTTAGTACAGTAAATACTAACGATAGTGTTAGTTTTATATATAGTTTTAACGAAGGTTCATATGATAATCATGGTAATACATTTGTTAATACTACTACTACACCAATTACAGCCAATACAAAACCACTTGTACCACCAGTTAATTATGCTGGGTTTACTAGAAAAGAAAATAAATATATGGCTAATTTAGTAAACAATAGTACGGCAGCTCCTGGAGAAATTATATTTGGTAATAAAATGACAGGTATTAAAGGATATTTTGCAACAGTTAAAATATCTACTGATACTTTAACAGATCCAGGAGGTATGAAAGAACTTTTTGCAGCTTCATCAGATTATGTAGAATCTGCATATTAAACAAATTAAATGAAATTTAATATACGTAAACTTACAGAAAATGATTGGGATACATTAGTATCTTGGTGGGATGCTTGGCCTAGTTGGGTTAATCCTCCAAAAGATTTTTTACCTGACAATGGAACAGGTGGATTAATAATAGAAAAAAATAATACACCTATAGTTGCGGGTTTTTTGTATTTTACAAACTCTGCAGCTGTTTTATTAGAATGGATTATATCTAATCCAAAATATAAAGAAAAAGATAGAAAAGAAGCTATTGAAACATTAATACAATCAGCAGAAATATTTTGTAAAAACAATAATAAAAAATATATGTTTTCTATAGGTAGAAACAAATCATTAATAAATATACATAAAAAACTTAATTGGAGTATAGATGAAAAAGCATCTTACGAAATAACAAAACAAATATAACATGGGAGTAGTAACAGCAATAACAGCAGGAGCTGCTTTACTGTCAGCAGGCGCTTCTACAGCAGGAGCTATTGGAGCTGGTAAGAGAGCTAAAAGAGCAGGTAGAAAAGCAGCAAGATTAGAAGATAAACTTGAAGGTTTAGAAAAAAGCAGACAAGCTATTATAAACCCTTTTGAAGGTGTAACTAGTTTATCTAGTATGATATTTAATACTAGTAATGAGCTTTCAAATCCTTATAATAACCTATCTGTAGCTACTCAAGCTGCTGAATTTCAAGCAGAAGAAGCTGATATTGCCTTAGCAAATACACTAGATGCATTACAAGCTAGTGGCGCTTCAGCTGGTGGAGCAACAGCTTTAGCACAAGCTGCATTACAAAGTAAAAGAGGTATTAGTTCTAGTATAGAAAAACAAGAGGCTTATAATCAAAAACTAAGAGCTGATGGAGAAATTAACTTACAATCAGCAAGAATGAATGAATCTATTAGAGTTCAAGGACAGCAATTAGGTGAAGCAAGAAGAATACAACAAGCAGAGGCAGTAGGAAAAGAATTTGTATATGGTGAAAGAGAAAGAAGAGAAGGTGAACAATTAAATAGAGTACAAGCACAAATAACTGGTGCTCAACAACAACAAGTTGCTGAAAGGGCTAGTAAAGCTGGTTATATTAGTAGTGGTATTGGAGCTGTTGGAGATATAGCAGGATCTTTATCTGGATTAGGAGGCGGAGGTGGAAAAACTGGGCCTTATGGCATTAGTAGTCAAGCAAGTACTAGTAGTGCAGGTGTTCCTTATTTAGGTCCAAGTAATGATTTTTCTAGATTTGCAAATTACACACCAATGGACATAACTCCTACTAAACTAACGTTTTGATAGTAAAAAAATAAAACATGGCAAAACAATATTATAAATCAGGCGCTTACGAAAATCCAGTAGCAGTTATAGATAGAGAAGCAGATATGATCTATGCTGACACTATTAGAAATATTGGTGCTGTTACAGCTGGTATTATAGATAAAAAAGTAGCGCAAGAAACTGAAAGACAAAGAGCTGCAAATGAACAAATGAAGTGGACTATGGATTGGACATTAAAAAACCAAGACAAGTATTTAGATCAACTTCAAAAAGCTGGTAATAAAAATCCACAACTTACTGCTATGTTTATGGAGCAAATAAATATGATGGGTGATTTAGCTGGAAGAGCTAGACAAGCTTCTACACCTGAAGAACAAAGAGCATTGTTAAATGAAGTTGGTTCATATAAACAAAGATTAAATGCTGGAGCTACAAATGTACAGCTTATGAATGATGCTATGGGTGTGTTTACAGAAGATACTCAAGGATCATTAAATACAGAAGGTAATTTAAATTTAAATAACCCTAAGGCTTTAGAATGGGGTAAAAAAATGGCTATTACTGCAGGTATGAATCCAGGTATTATGACTTGGTTTGTAGATAAAGATGGTGATTGGTCTGTAAGACACGAAGGTGAAAGACTTGAATCCCCAACTGAAACTAAAGCCGCTTTGTTTTTTGGTTATGAACCAGGTATAATACCTGAAAGTACAAATGAAATGCAAGATATTTTAGAAAACAAAATAAAAGCAATTAATGTTAAAACAGGTAAGGTTGATGATCAGTTTTTAATGGGTCAAATGATTGATGGAGTAATGGCACCTAGCGTAACATATGTTAAAACAAGCGAAGATGGTATGTTACAACCAGTTTATAAAACTAATATGGATATGGTTGCTCAACAATTAGCACCTCAAGCAGAAGCTGTGGCGTTAAGTTATGCTAAAGATGTTAATACAGCTGAAGCTTTTTGGGATAGTTTACCAAAAGATATTAAAAATAATATGATGAAAAAATATAGTGTAGGTGAAGATTTACAGGTAGGTAATTTTCAAATGCCTAATGGTGTAGCAACTAAACTAAATCAATCATCAACACAAGCTATTATAGAGGGTTTACAATTAAAAGCATTAACTCAAGTACCTAAAATGAGGTTAGCTGGTTCACCAATAAAAGATCCTAAGATTAAGTCTTCAAAAGGAGGTAGTATTAAAGGTAACAAACTAACTTTACAAGATTTATTAAATTTATCTAACAAATCACCACAACAACAAGTTGCTCATGTAGAATCAGCATTAGACTCTGATACACAAGAAATAGCGTATAACCCTCAAAATAATACTATAACTGTTTCTGAAAAAGTTGAAATTACAGAAGGAGAAGGAAAAGATAAAGTTACAAAAGAAGAATATCAAGATACCGTATATTATTTAAATGATCCAAGTGGTGATAGTATACCAGGCGCTACTGGAGATAGAGTAGAAGGAAGAAATCAATGGTTAAATAGAATGGCTGAACTTTATACTGGAGGAAGTGATGCTAGTCAAAAATTATTATTTGATTTTAGAAACACTATTACTGGTGTAGATCCTAACTCTGGTATAAACATTAAAAAAGGATTTTTAGATAAAAACTAATAATGAAAGAACTATATAACTCGCTATATAATCAAGGTTTATATACAGGTACGTTTGAACAATTTCAATCAGACTATGGTGGTGAAAATTATCAAGAGTTATATAATAAATTAAATGATAATGATTATTATACAGGTAGCTTTGATCAATTTAATACTGATTATGATTCAAATATAACTGAAAAAGAACCAACTACTGTAGCAGAAGTAGATAACGAAACAGAAGGTGGTAAAGAAAGTGAAAGTATAATAGAAGAATCATATAGAGCTTTTATGGAAGGGCTTGAAAATATAGAACTACAAAGAGCAGTAGAAGCTTTACAAGACGATTTTGAAAACAATGAGATTAAAGATGAAAGCCTTTTAAAATATATTCAAGCAAATCAAGAAATACAAAACAATAAAGAAATAGAATCTATAACTAGATTTAATAAAGAGTATGATAGATTAGTAAAAGAAGGTAGTAATGGAGTAAGTGCTTATTTAAAAGCATTATATGAAAACCCTGAATCTGGTTTTCCTAAATTTATGCAATCTTTAGCAACAATAAGTGGTTCACTTGCTGTATCTGGTGTTAGAAAATCTGCATTAACCGCAGGTGCTTTGGCTGCTCCTGTAGGTGTAGCTGCGGGTACTTTATCTGGACCTCTTGCACCAGCAACGTCTACAGCTGGTGGTATTAGTTTTGGAATAAGAGGTATGTATTTTGGTGCAATGAAACAACTAGAATCAAATCTTTTATTTTCTGAACTTTTAAATGAAAGCATTGAAGGTGAGTTAACTCAAGAAAAACTAGAAAAAAAACTTCAAGATGAAGATTTTATAAAAGATATTATTAAAAAAGGTGAAAGAAGAGGTATGTCAGTAGCTGCCATAGAAACTCTTTTAGCATTAACACCAGTAAAAGCAGGTCGTGCTGTAACAAAACAAATTGGTAAAGGTTCAGGAAAACTTACTAAAGCAGCTGCACTTACAGCGGGCGGTGGAGCAACTATTACAACGGAAGCTGGTGTTGGTATGTTAGGTGAAACAGCTGGGCTTTTAGCTTCTGAACAAGAATTAAGTGCAAAAGAAATACTTGATGAAGGTTTAATAGGGCCTTATGGTAAATTTACTAGTTTAGGAACGTATGCTGCTCAAGTTAGAACACTTCAAGATGAAGTTAAAACATCTTCTATACTTAAAAAAGAAAATAAATATAAAAATATTGCAGATGCTTTTGAAGACAGTAATATAACAGATTCTAAAATAGAAATAAGTAAGCTTAAAAAATCTCAAAAGCTTTTAAATTATGAAGTTGATAGAAAAATAAACAACAACGAAATAACAGTAGAACAAGGTAATGAAATAAAAGAAAATTTTATTAAAACCCAAGGCGCTGTTAACAGAATAAAAAGTTTAAATTTAAAGGCTACACAAGAAACAGAAGCAACTAATAAGCTTATAGAATTAGATAAATTAAAACAAATTGTTAAAGAAGTAAACAACTCTGCTTTAACACAAACTCAACAAGCTAGAATAGATGAAATAAATACAGAGCTTGGTAATTTATTAATAGAAAAAGATATTGCTTTTACTGAAGATACAGCACAAAAATTAGGTATAGAAGTACAAGTGTTAGATGTAGAACAAAGACCTGAAGATCAAAAAATTATAGACGAAGTGTTTGTAGATAAAAAAGGCAAAAAGGTTAGTGGTGTAGAAGGTGCATATAGTCCTAAAGACAATAAAATATACATTGATAAAGTTGAAGCAGCTAAAAAAGAAAAAGTAACTGTAGGAAGTCACGAACTATTACATGGTATATTAGCTAATGCTGCAAAAATAGATAACAAAATACTTGAAGATTTTAAAAAACAATTATCTACTAATCAAATAAATATAGTTAATAAAAGACTTACAGATAATTATGATGCTAATTATATAAAAAATAATCCAGATGAATTTATAACTCAGTTTTCTGATGCTATAGCAGCTGGAGAAATATCTTATAATGAAAATTTATTTACTAAACTAGGTGATTTAATAACACCAATATTAAGAGCTGTAGGTTTTAGTAAAATTAAATTTGATACAGGTAGAGACGTTTATAATTTCATGCGCGAATATAGTAAGAGCATGGATCAAGGTCAAATAAGTAGAGATATTTTACAAGCTATTGATACACAACAACAAGATCAAGATACTAAATTTTCAAGATCTGCAGATATAGACGCATTAGTAGGCCCTAAAACTGATGGCCAATACACATTAACTAAAGCTGAATGGGATGCAGGTAAAGCAGATGAAACATTATCTAAAATATTTCCTAAACTTCAAGGTTTAATTGAAAGTAAAATACCTATAGATAGGCCACCTGGTTTTTCACAAGAAGATTTTGTAAGTGGTACTGTAGAAGAATTAATACCACATATAAGAAATTTTAATCCAGAACAAAACAATAGTTTATCTGGTTGGATTAATTCACAGCTACAAAACAAAATAGGTAATGTATTTAAAAAAGGTGAAGCTGCTACTAAAGAAGTATTTGAAGACGATGTAACTGAAGCTAAGGGTGTAACTGAAGTACAAGAAACAGTTGAAGAAGTAATACCAGAAACACAAACAGCTTCTAAATTAAGAAAAATAGTTGGTGTAGAAAGAAAAAGAGGTTTAGAAATAGCACGTAATATTGTTAAAGGTAAATTACCTGATCTTAGTGATAAAAAACTTAGAAGTCAAATAAACAAACAGGCAAGAGATGAATATCTTACTGAAATTAGAGATTTATTAAATGATTTAACTGATAATCAAAAACTTGAGATAGTTAAAACACTACCAGTGCAAGACTTAGTTAAGTTAGAAAGATTACAAAAAGATAAAATATTTGCTAAAATAGTAGCCAACAATATTAGCCCTACACAGGTTGACAAAGCAATTGAAGAAGGTAAATTACCTAAAGGTACAAATAGACTGTCTGGGCCTAAACTATATGAAAGACTTGATGTTACTGCAGAACAAGTTGCAGACTTTTTTACAAGTAAAAAACGTAATGCTTTTGCAGGTGTAATAGCTGAAAACTTAGTTAAAGATGCTTTACCAGAGGTTACAGCTGAAACAGAATCAAAACAAAGAAGAGCAAGAGCTGAAGAAGCACAAGGTAGAAAAGTAGTAGAAAAAGATAGAGAACAATTATTAGAAAAAGTAGAACGAGATCCTGGTTTAAAATTTAGCAAATCATTTAAAGGTGCACCAGAATATGTAATTGAATTAGGAAAAAAACTTAATACAAGATTAACTAAAAACTCTATTGATAAAGCTCTTGTTGATATAAATAATGAATTAACAGATGAGCTTTTTGATGTATATAATAAAAAATATTTTCAACCTTATATTAAAGCAAGAAAAGCAGCTGACAAAATGGCTTGGCCTAATGCTGAAGAAACAGTTTTAAAAAATATTAAAATATTAGAAAATAAAATTCCTGGTATTAAAATAACTCAAGTAGAATTAAATAAAGATGCTCAAAAAGTAGATATAGAATTTATATTAAATGGTGACAAAGTTTTTATTGAAGTAAAGAAAAATGATCAAGCTCGATTAAGTCAAGTTTATTTACACAGAAATAAAAAAAATAAAGTTTATGCTACTGAAAACAGAGCTGATAAAAAATATATTGATCGTATAATAAAAGAAGATTCTAATAATAGAAATGTTTTAATAGATTTTATTAAAGAAAAATATCCTAATGAAATATTTGAAGAAAAAAGAGGTGATAAAATAAATATAGTAGTTACACCTGGTGCTTATTATGGAGCAAAAAGACAATTAGCAAAACAAAATAAAGCTGTTGAAAAAAGATTAAAATTACCTATAGATTTTGTTAGTGATATTTATAATAGAAAAAATACATATTATATAGATTTTGGAGATATAGGTACTTTTTATATGAACAAAAATCCTCAAAATTTTCCTGTTGCTTCTTTATTACAAGAAAATAAAGATGGAAAATTAATTGATGTAGAAGTTAGAACACAATGGAAACCAAGTAAACCAAGAGCAAATGGTAACTTTACTATTAGTAGAATTGCTGTTCCTACATTAACAAATGAAGCAAAAAAAGTTTTGTCTGATACTGAAACACTATCAATGCAAAATGAACAACAAGCTGAAATTGTTTTAAACGTTGGTGGTAATAAAATATTAGCTTCAAAACTTAATAATAGTATTTTACCTCCAGTTGATAAACTTAAAGGTAATTTTAATAATACAGAAGTATTAAATAAAATGGCTGAAGTTGATAATGCTAGTGTAAAAGAAGAAACAAAATTTAGTAAATCAGCTAATTTAAGTAAAGGTTTTAATGAAATACTAGAAAAGAAAACAGGTATTGCTGCAGATAAAACATATTCTAAAGTAAAAGCACAAGTAGTTGGTGCTAATAAAGGTAGATTTAATTTCTTTATACCACCATCAGCTGAAGATTTTGTAGGTTTATTATATAAAACACTAGGTAAAGGTAAACTTGGTAATAGCCAAATGGCTTGGTATAAGGCACATTTATTAAATCCTTTTGCAAGAGCAATGGATAATTTAACTAGAGATAGAGTTGCTTTAATGAATGATTTTAAAGCATTAAAAAAAGAGTTAAAAGTTATACCTAAAACATTAAAGAAAAAAATACCAGGTGAAGGTTTTACACAAGAACAAGCGGTAAGAATTTATATATGGGATCAACAAGCTATGGATATTCCAGGCATGAAAGAATCAGACGTTAAAGAACTAGTAGACTTTGTAAATAGTAAAAAAGATTTAAAGTTATTTGCTAATCAATTAATTGCATTACAAAAAGGTGATTTATATGCTGCACCAAGAGATGGTTGGAATGCTGGTACTATTACAACTGATTTAATAGAAGGTATTAATACAACTAAAAGAGCAAAATATTTAGAAGTATGGCAACAAAATGTAGATGAAATATTTAGCCAAGAAAACTTAAATAAGCTTGAAGCTATATATGGTAAAGAATATAGAGGTTCATTGGAAAATATACTTAAACGTATGCAAACTGGAAGAAACAAAACTTTTCCAGGTGATTCATTAACAGGTAGATTTACAGATTGGCTAAGTAACTCTATTGGTGCTATTATGTTTTTTAATATGAGATCAGCTGTACTTCAAACCATATCTACAGTTAACTTTATAAACTTTAAAGATAATAATATTTTAGCTGCATCAAAAGCTTTTGCTAATCAACCACAATTTTGGACTGACTTTAAAAAATTATTTAACTCTGATTTTTTAGTAGATAGAAGAGCTGGTCTTAAATTAAATGTAAATGAAGCTGATATTGCTGAGCTCGCTAAAAAAGGTGGTGTAAGAGGTGTTATTAGTGAGTTATTAAGATTAGGATTTTTACCTACACAACTTGCAGATAGTTTTGCTATATCATCTGGTGGTGCTACTTTTTATAGGAATAGAATAAAAACATTAGAAAAACAAGGATTAACAGCTAAAGAAGCAGAAAAACAAGCATTTCAAGATTTTAGAGAGGTTGCAGAAGAGTCTCAACAATCAAGTAGACCTGATAGAATTAGTTCACAGCAAGCAGGACCATTAGGACGTATTATATTAGCTTTTCAAAATACTCCAATGCAATATGCTAGATTAATTAAAAAAGCCGCTAGTGATCTTAAGAATAGCCGAGGAGATGCAAAGACCAATATATCTAAAATACTATATTATGGGTTTGTACAAAACTTAATATTTAATTCGCTACAACAAGCCGCATTTGCTTTAGGTTTTGGTGATACAGAAGAAGAAGAAGAAAAAAGAGAGAAAAAATACTATAGTATATTAAATAGTATGGCAGATAGTATTATAAGAGGTACAGGAGTTGGCGGTGTTGTTTTTGCTACTATAAAAAATACACTGATTAAATTAGAAAAAGAAAGTAAAAAGAAATCACCTAAATATCAAGATGCAGTTTTAGAACTAGCACAAGCATCTCCACCTTTAGGATCTAAAATAAGAAAAATACAAGCAGCAGGTAGATCTTATTCTTGGAATAAAAAAGAAATGTTAGAAAAAGGTTGGTCTATAGACAACCCAGCTTATTTAGCAGCAGGTCAAGTTATAGCTGCAACAACCAACATACCATTAGACAGGGCATTTAAAAAAATTGATAATATTAGAAACTCAAGTAGATCAGATTTAGAAGCTTGGCAAAGAATAGCCTTAATAGCAGGTTGGTCTGATTGGGATTTAGGTATTAAAGATGTAAAAACTAAGTCTACAAAAACCAAAAAAACAAGACGTGTAATAAAGAAAAAATCTAAAAAGAAAAAATTTTAAATGATAAAAAACGGAAGACAAAAAGAAATAAGACATTACGTAGGAGCAATAGGTATATTTATATTTGTTGTAGGTATATTAACATTTTTATCGTTTCACGAAATACCTACAGTAAATAAAGACATTATTGTGTCTATTATAGGAATGATTGTTGGTAGTTTATCGGTTGTAATTATGACAGTTATAGGACGAAATCCAGACGAGGTTAATGAACTTAAAAAATCTAATGAAGGTTTAAGTTCTAAAGTTGAGCATTTAGTACAACAAAAAGATGAGTTGGAAAAAATGCTTATAACGGTACAAACTAATATAATAGATCAACTAACTATGTTAGGATCGAATGCTTTTGATACTATATACCATCCTAAAAAATGTACTTGTGGTAAAGAAAGTTGTAAATGTGAAGGAAAATAATTATGGCATATAAAAATCCAATAAATATTACAGAAAAAGCTTACGAGAAATCAAATAAAAAGATGCGTAGCGAGCATAAAAAAGATACTGGTAAAACATTAGGTACTAGACAGACTAGTGGTAAAGGTAAACGTAGAGTTTCTTTTGCTTGTAGATTTGCAGGTATGAAAGCTAGCATGACAGATAAAAGCGGTGGACCAAGTAAATATGCTATGGCATTAAAAAAATGGGGTTTTGCTAATAGAGGTGAAGCTCGTAGTTTTTGTAGTTCAAATAAAGAAAAATAATATGGGAAAAATAAGTGGACCTTGTAAAGCAGCAGCTAAAAGAAAATTTAAAGTATGGCCAAGTGCATACGCTTCTGGATGGGGTGTAAGATGTACTAAAGCTGGTGGGCCTGGTAAAATGGGTAAATCAAAAAAGAAAAAATAATGGATAAAAATTTAAAATCAGTTGTAGCTGAATTAAAAAAAGCATCACGTATGCACGCTGCTCAAGCAAAAAAAATTGAGAAGCATATTAAAGCTATGCAAAAATCATATAAAAAATAATGGCATACACTCAACCATCTTCACCTCTTAACTGTTGGAAAACCCATGAACAACGTGGAACAAAAATGAAAGAGGGTAGAGAAGTTCCTAATTGCGTTCCAAAAGGATCTTCAAGCAATTCACCAGCTACAAAAAAACAAAAAGGTGGTGGTACAACTAAAACTTGTTTACCTGCTTCTAAAATAAGAAGTATGAGTAAAGAACAAAGAAAAAAACTTGTTAATGCCAAAAAATCAGCCGGAGCAAAAGGTAAATATAAAAGATCATCTAAAACAAATGTTAAAGGTGCTAGAAAAAAAGGTGCTACTTTAAGAGATTGGTTTGAAAAAGAAGACTGGAGACAAGTTAATGATCCTAGTAAAAAATGTGGAGAAAAATGAAATATTTTACAATAACAGAGTTTGATTCACCAGATGTAGTTGGTAGTGGAAAATTAATGAATGAAGATTTTTTAGAAAAATTAGATTTAGTAAGAGCTAAGTTTGATAAACCTATAAAAATAAACAGTGGTGTACGTACAGAAGAACACAATAAAAAAGTAGGAGGAAAATATAACTCCTCACATTTAACAGGCTATGCAGCTGATTTACATTGTAATAATTCAAGAGATAGATATGAATTGTTAATATGTTTACTAGATGTAGGCTTTAATAGAATAGGTATAGGTAATACCTTTATACATGTAGATTCAGATCCTGGAAAGCCCATGGATGTGATTTGGACATATTAAATAAATAATTATGAAAAAATTAACAATAATACTATTGTTATTTTTAAGTAGTTGTGGAAGTAGTAAGTTAATATCAGAAAAAGATATTACTGAAAAAACACAGTGGTTGGATTCACAAAAAGATAATCCAATAATTAATGTTATTCAAAAAGTTTATGATAATGAAGACGTAATAATTGTCATCAAAAAAAAAATAACAACGGACTACATTAAGATAACATCAAGTAAAAATAAACGAATTATTAATAAAAAAACTGTCATTAATAAATTAGAAAAAGGAACACGATAAAATGGGATTCCACCCCCAAAGTTCCTGCATAAAGGGAGGTCTTAATTGATCTCCCTTTATTATTTTAACCATCACAAGCTAAGCAGTTTTCATCCATAGCAGAAGCAGCAATATCACCTCTAAGAACAGATTCAGTTCTCATATAGTATAAAGTTTTAATACCTTTTTTCCATGCATCAAAATGTACTTTATTAATCCATTTAGGTGTTGCTTCAGAAGGAAAAGCTAAATTAAGAGATACAGATTGATCAACATATTGTTGTCTTAATCCTGCTTGATTTATTAATTCTAATTGATTAATTTCTTTAAATGTTTTAAAAACTTCTTTAGCCGATATGTTGTTATTAAACATAATATCATCAAGTTCTCTAATATTCTGTACAGAACCTCCGTCTTCAAGTATTTTATCCCAAATTTCATTTGTGTTGAGTTTATACTTTCTTAATAACTTTATAAGTGTAGGGTTTTTTCTAATAAATGTACCTTTAGCTGATTGTTCTGTAAATACATTAGCGGCCCATGGTTCAATACCTGGTGATATATTACCTGATAATTTACTATTACTAACAGTTGGTGCTATAGCTCTAAGATGAGTATTACGCATGCCTGTACCTACACACCATAAAGGTTCTCCATAAGTTTCAGCTAAGTTTCTACTTGCTCGATCAGATTCTATTTTTATCTGACTAAATATTTTTCTAGTTTCATATTGTGCCAATAGCCCTTCAAATGGTATATTTTTTTCTTGTAAATAAGTATGCCAACCTAAAACTCCTAAACCTAATGCTCTACCCTTTTCAGCAGATCTAACTGAATTTTCAAAACCTATTTTACCTTTTGCTTTTTGTATAAACTCTTCTAACACACCATCTAAAAACCATATTGAATCATAAATAATGTTAGTATTTTTCCACTCTTCATATTTAGCTAGGTTTAAACTAGATAAACAACAAACAAAACTATGAGATTCATCTGTTTGTAATACTATTTCACTACATATATTAGTCATATGTACTTTTAAACTGTTTTTCTTATATGCTTCTGGATTAGCTTTGTTTGTATTTCCTTTAAATAAGATATATGGTTCTCCAGTTGCTTTACGTTTTTGAAGTAATCTACTCCATTTGTTTCTTGCGTCTTGATCTCCTTGCTCAAGCTTTCGCATAAACTTATCGCCAATGACAGCACACTGGTGAAGGTTAAGAGATTGTCTATTGACATCTCCTTTAGGTTCTCTAATTTCCAACCACTCGAGGAAATCACTGTGTTCAATGTTGATATTAACGCTTGCAGCTCCTCTTCTAACGGAACCCTGATTGGTCGCGAGTATAGTTGAGTCGTATATTTTGCAAAAAGGGACAACGCCATCTGAAGTTCCATTACCTGTAATTTTAGCTCCGGCAGGGCGAATCATATTAATGCCTATACCTACACCGCCGCCGTGTTTTGCAAGTAACATCATTTCTAAATTTTTCTTTCCTATATCATTTATACTATCAGCAACATCAATACCAAAACAACTTATTGGTAAACCTCTATCTGTACCTGTGTTTGATAAGACAGGTGAAGCTAAACAAAGCCAACCATTCCATATATATTCAAAAAATCTATCAGCTAGTTCTGGTTTATATAAACGTCTAGCTACCGTTTTAGCTACACGCATATAAGCATCACGAGGTGATTCACCGTTAAATAAATATCCGCCAGATATTGTTTGTTTGTATATATCATTATTACCCCAAGAAGGATAATCTTCACCTTTTACCCAATCGTTATTCCACATGATTTAATTTTAAAGTTGCTTTTGTTAGTTCTGCTATAGTGTTTATATCACCTGTATAAGTAGCTATTATTTTTTTATTTTCTAACATACGATATGTTATATTTACTTTCCATCTATTATCATGGTTTATTAATTTAGTATCAATAGCATAATTACTAGTTATTTTAACTATTTTTTCTACTACAGCTGATGGATCTCCAAAACTAAAAGTATATATTTCTAATATATCATCTTTTTCATTGTATGTAAAAATTTTATACCAATATGAATAAGGTGAAGACCATATACCTTCAAAATCTTGTAAAGTGTTTTGACTAAATAAACTGTTTGATAAAAATAAAAATAATATTATTAGTTTTTTCATTTTGTTTCTAGTTTTTTTTCTTTATTTTTTTCTTGTAGTTTTTTCATTTTTTCTACAAGTTTATTCCATTCATCTTCACCCATAAACATTTGTAAAGAACTTAATGTTCCATTAGCTAAAGTTTCTAATTTAGAAACATCTTGAATTAATCTTTGTAATACTCTACTTATAGCATTAATTTTTTTATCTGTTTCGTTTAATTTACCTATTAATTTACTTTCTTTCATTGCATTGAATATATTGTGTAACCTATAATTACATTAATGTTTACTAAAACTAAATTCCATTGTTTTGCTACCCACACTTGAGGTATGGAAATTAAACCTCCTAAAATATAACAAACAACACCTATGTTTCCTTGTGGTAACAAATAAGGGCCTACCATAATAAATGCTGTACCCATATATCCTAATCTATTTGCTATTCGTTCTTTTGCGCTTAATCTTCTATCATGTACTAATAATCTTAAAAAAGATCTTTTCCATCTAAACTCACAACGCATACAAGTTTTTTTATATTCGTGTTTAAATTTAGAATCTTTTTTTGTTTTTTTACATATATTACAAGTTCTCATTATAAATTTTTACTGATTGTTCTTCAGCTAAAGCTCTTTTAGTATCAAAGCTACCATTTTTTAAATAAGGATAAAAATGTTTTTCTTCCCAATGTTCTCTATACTCTACACCACTAGGAAACTCTGCGTCACATTGACTACATTTTATTATATTTCTTTTTACCATATATCTTCAAAATCTTCGCCCTCATTCGCTTTTGAATAATCAGTAGGCCTAACAGCGAAAAAATCAGTATGAGTATGCCCTCCTGTAAGGTGGTAGAACCAATCAAGTTTTTTTGCTGCGTTTTTGTTATAATCAAAGTGCTCCCGTTCGTTCCTGTAACCGAGTTCCACGAGCTTTTCATTAAGTCTTTTTCTGATAAATTGTTTAAGATTGTAGGATTTGAGGTTTTCAATATCTCCTTGTTCAAACATTTTATCAATATATTTTTCTTCTGCGACGAGCATTGCGTTTGCTGCATTAATAACATCTTTTTTACATTTATTTAAAAGTGAATCATCCTCTTCACACATATGTCTAAATAACCTACAACCCATTTTAGAATGTAAAGATTCGTCTCTAACAGACCATTTCATTTGCTGACCTATACCTTTTAAAAGATTTCTGAGTTGAAAACTATATAAAACAGCAAAGGCAGAATAAAGACTAACGCCCTCAGCAAAGGCGCTAAAGATTGCAATGCTTCTTGCAATTCCTGTGGTGTCGTTTCCATCATAACTAATTAAATTATCAAAGCGTTCCATTGTTGCTTCGTCTTGTAAAAACGCTTCAAAATTTTCAAGACCAAGTGTTTCATTTAAATAAGAATAAGCTACCGCATGTATTGTTTCTTGTGATCCAAACATCATAGCCATTTGTTGTATTTCATGTTTAGGAAACCAACCTACAACTTTTTGTGTCCAATAATCTGATACAGCACACTCTGTCTGTGCAAAACCTAGTAATATATTACCTACTAAATTTTTTTCACCATCAGTAAGTTTTTCTTGCCAGTCTTTAACATCACTTGACATAGGTATTTCTGTGTGTAACCAAAAAGCTTGTGCTTGTTTTAACCATCCATCATTATAGTATTCAGGATATTCAAATGGTTTATAATGTATTCTTTGATCAAATAATCCCATATTTATTTTTTTAGTTTATATGGTCTGGATTTAGGATAACGTTTGTTATCAAATATATAATGTCTGTATGTTAGTCTAACTTGAGGATTAAAAGGTCTTAACCCTTGTTGAAAATCCATTTGATCTTTATCAAACTGACCATCATTGTTTAATGGTATATCGTAAGTTGTCCTAGCTTCAACAAATAATTGTCCTCCAGCACATGAGGTTAATAGTATTATTATACTAAAGTAAAATAATTTTTTCATAATATTTAATTTAATTTATTTAATCTTTAAAAACTTCTAAACACAAGTCGACAAACGGTAAATAAATAACGTGTTGTACAGATCCCTTGTGATCGTAAGATCTTATACCTATAAGTATACCGGGATAAAAACCTAATGTTAACTCCCAACTTCTTTCTTTCATTTTAATAGCATTTTATATTAAACTTGTCTTGCATTTCTACAAGATCTTTATATAGGATAAAACCTTTATATTCTTCTCTCCACTTTACCCATTTATCAATTTGTCTTTCGGCATATTTTTGTCTAGCTAATTGTTTTTTGTTTCTTGTATCAGCTTTATTGTTATATCGCATTCTTTTTGATTTTGTGGTTTGTAAAGAGTAACACCAGGTAAATGGTTTACTATGTATTTTTTAAACATTTTCCAACGTAAAGGAAAACTTTCATTTGCTCTTCCTTTAGTTTCAATTATAAAACCTTTACCTATAAAATCCGGCGTGTATTTAATGTTAAGAATTTTTTTATTACCTCTATTTTTGTAATCTCCTTTACCATTACCACACCTTTCATAAGATTCATGAGGAAAATCAAACCCTGAAAATATTTCATAAGTTTGTCCTTCATAAACTACAGGTATTCTAGCTTTTTTTAAAGCTATATACATGTATTTTTCAAGACCTGAAGCAAAATTAATACCATCATGTGATATTTTTTTAGACTGTACAGGTCCTTTTTTACGGCGAAACTTCTTCATAATCTACATGAATATGTTTTAATACTCCTTCTTCTATTTCATCTTGTAGACATTGTTTAGCAGCTTCAATATATAATAATGCATCCATTATTTCTTCTTGTACATCAACTAAAAATTCATGTAATCCTTTTTTACCTTCTTTAACTTCAGACATCATTGTACGACCATATTTTTTTTGGCCAACTAAACTACGCTGATCCATTTTTTTAATAACAGCCTTTACTATATCATCTTTTGTATTTAATTTCATATTATTTATCTTTTACAAATGTTCCGTTTACCATTTTACCTGTTCTGTTTTTAATTTCATTGTAAGCGCTTGATATACAAGTTTCTATATGTACACCTCTTTGATTTGCTAAGTTAGTTAAAACTACAACAATATCACCTATAGCATCTATAACTTCTTCTTGATTATCTTTTAACAAAGCTTCTGCTAGCTCACCAGCTTCTTCTTGTAATTTCATATACTGAACGTGTATGTTACCTTTTTCATATATACCTTTTTCTTCAGCCCAATCTCTAATTTGTTGAAACATTTTTAAAGGTTTTTTATTACATTTTTTAACTTTTGTTTCTGTAGTTAAAAACGCTTCATAGTAAGCTTTATTATATATATAAGATCTATCTTCATTATACATAGATTTTTTAGCATTTTGTATAATCCAATACATGGTTTCATCTGAAATTATATATGTACCATGTGATGTATCCCACTCAGTACCTTTAGCATCATTCAACATTGCAGGTAGATCTTGTAGAGAACATGGAAATGTTGTTGTTTGCTCTGTTATATTTATTTTCATTTTATTAGAATTAATTAATTTATTATAACGTTGTCTATCAACTTTATAGCCATAAGACTTTTGAAGTTCTATCTCCTTTTCAGATATATAATCTATATCTTCACTAGTTTCTAGAACTTCATACTCTCCTTCTTTATACCCTTGTATAAGTGTAACTCTTGTATTAAGATTACGTGTCACTCCTATTTTTTTACCAGGTATATGATATAAGTAATACATAAGTTTTATTTGATTTTATTATTATATAAATGTAAGTTATGAGCAAAGTGATAATATGTACCTATAGGCACATTTATTCTTTGTGATACAAGCTTTTGTAGCATAGAAAAACAGTACTGATCGTTACAAAATCCATACCATAAATCATTAGATCTCATTAACACAGCCATGTTTAATTTATTATTAACTATACTAAACTGTACAGCATATGTACATGGTGTATCTTTTGTATATGTATTTATTTCTTTACCATCATAAATACTTATAGCAGCTTGCCT